ATTTAAATTAAAAGTGGTCAAAAGACCACTTTTTTTTTGCCCTGAAATATTTATTAACATATTACTTAAATGTAATTAAAAATAATAAAACTACCGAAAGATGATATTTTTTGTCTTTTGGTAATATTTATATTGTAAAAATAATAGATTTTCATGAAAGAAAATAAAACTTTAGTTCAAGAGGCTCTCATTCAAATGAAACAAGTTGAAGATGTCATAGCCGAAAATGCAAAAGGAATACTTGCTTCTACAATGAAGGAAGAAATCAACCAATTAGTAAAAGAATCTCTTTCCGAACAGGATGATGAGGAGATTGATGTAGATGCAGACGTTGATACGGATGCTGATAACGATGAAATGGAAATGGGTATGGACATGGAAATGGGTTCTGATGAAGACGAAATGGATATGGATATGGACATGGACATGGATTCAGAAGAAAGTCCAATAGATTTAACTGGAGCTTCCGACGAAGAAATTCTTAAGGTATTTAAAGCAATGGGAGAAGATGACGGAATCATCGTTAAAAAAGACGGTGGTGATGTTCATATTTCTGACGAAGATGCTGATGTAGAATATCTTGTCAAGCTTGGTGAGTCTGAAGAAGACGAATTAATGCAAGATGAAGAAATGACTTACGAAGAAACAGATGAATCTGTCGATGATGTAATTAATGCAATTTTCTCTGATAGTGGTGATATGTCTGATGTTGATTCATCTGACATTGACTTCGAAGATGATGAAGAAGTTGTTTCTTACAAAGATAAAGCTAAAGGTGGATTCAATGAAAAGAAAAAAGAAGGACCTAAATCAGTTGGTACTGGTAAAGCAAAATTCGATTACAAGAAAGGTGAGAATATGGAAGGTAAATCCAAAACTGTTAAAGCAGAAACTAAAGAAGGTGATTACGGAATGAACAAGGGTGACAAATCTAAAACTCATAAGGGTGACAAAGATTACACCACTAAAAAAGGTGACACTTTGAAAAGAAAAGCTTTTGAAAAAGAAGAAACTAAAGAAGCTGCTAGAACATACGGTATGGGTTCCAAAGAAGGTAGAGGATTAAGAAAAGGTATCACTAATAACAGAAATTACAATTATGGTAATAGTGGTGTTAAAGTTGAATCTACTCAAGAAGAAGTTAGAATGTTGAGAGAAAAGAATGAAGAATATAGAAAAGCTTTAAATGTATTTAGAGAAAAACTTAACGAAGTTGCAATCTTTAACTCAAACTTAGCTTACGCTACAAGATTGTTCACTGAACACTCAACTACTAAAAAAGAAAAATTAAATATCCTTAGAAGATTTGACGATGTTGAAACTTTAAAAGAATCAAAGAATCTTTACAAGTCAATCAAAGATGAATTATCTAAGGTAGAAACAAAATCAATAAACGAATCAGTTGGTGAAAAATTAAACAAAACAGTAACTACAGGTTCGTCTACAACATTGATTGAATCATAGAATCAGGTCTTGTTGGTAACATCGGTCTTAAGCACCTTAAAGTTATCAAAGAAGATACAATCAACAAATGGGACAAATTAGGATTCTTAGAGGGTCTTAAAGGTCACATGAAAGAAAACGTAGCACAATTATACGAAAACCAAGCATCGTATTTAATCAACGAAGCATCATCTACATCTGACACAGGTGCATTTGAAACAGTTGTTTTCCCAATTGTAAGACGTGTTTTCTCTAAATTATTAGCTAACGACATCGTTTCTGTACAAGCTATGAACTTACCTATCGGTAAATTGTTCTACTTTGTACCTAACATTCAGGCTTACGAAAACTTAGGAGCTAACGGAACAGGTATCCACTACGCACCTTATGGTTCACCAAACGCGGCGTCTGACCAAACACCAAACAGTGGTTACGACTACAACAACACTAAAGACCTTTACGATAGATTCTACGAAGGTAACGAACCAGCTTTGGACCCTCCAGGATTGTTCGATTACTCTAAAGGTCAGTACTCTGCTATCACAGGTAACGTAACAACAGTTGCTTGGGTTGCTGACTCATTAGTACCTGCTGCTTACGCTGAAGATAACTACAGAAAAGTATTAATCGTTATGTCAGGTTTCGCATCTGATGGAGCTGGTAAACTTATCGGTCCTGATGGTCAACCAATGGATAACGAAGCGTTCTTGTCTGATTTAACAGTTTATGGTGTTGGAACAAACGTTTACACATCCGCTAACACAACTAACCCTTACTTATTTAGAGTTGTAACTCAAAGATATGGTAAAGGTATTGTACAGTATGGTAACAACAACGCTACATTAACTTTCCCTAACAGTAAAACTGATGGTGGTCAATATGACAACTTATGTGATGCTGAAGGTAAAATTTACTTAGAAGTTGACTTACAGGTTCCTGTATGTATCACTTGTGGTGGTTCTATGGACGGTTACACAGGTTCTACATTCTCTTCATCAACTGCTACAGACAACGCATTCACTGCTACTTACAGAATCTACAAAAACTTAGAATTTGAAGATAGAATGGGTGAAGTTTCTTTTGACCTTATGTCAGTAACTGTTTCTGTAACAGAAAGAAAATTAAGAGCTCAATGGTCTCCAGAAATGGCTCAAGACGTTGCAGCGTTCCACAACATCGATGCTGAAGCTGAATTAACAGCTTTATTATCTGAGCAAGTTGCGGCTGAAATCGACCGTGAAATCTTAAGAGATTTACGTAAAGGTGCGGCTTGGAACTTACGTTGGGATTACAACGGATGGAAGCGTCTTGGTTCAAGTGCAGTTCCTTACACTCAAAAAGACTGGAATCAAACATTGATTACAGCTATCAACCAAATTTCGGCTCAAATCCACAAATCTACCTTAAGAGGTGGAGCTAACTGGATTGTTGTTTCTTCTGAAATCAGTGCTATCTTTGATGACTTGGAATACTTCCACGTATCAAACGCGGCTCCTGAGCAAGACCAATACAACATGGGTATTGAAAGAGTTGGTACATTGGCAGGTCGTTACCAAGTGTATAGAGACCCTTACTTCCCACCAAACCAAGTGTTGTTGGGTCACAAAGGTACATCTTTACTTGACACAGGTTACATCTACGCACCGTACGTACCTCTACAATTAACACCTACAATGTATAACCCATTCAACTTTACACCAATCAAAGGTATCATGACTAGATACGCTAAGAAGATGGTTAACAACCGTTTCTACGGTCGTATCACAGTTGATGGAGTTAGAACATTCGACTTAAGAGAATTGAGATAATCAATATCTTACCCTATAAAAAAGGAGACAAGAAATTGTCTCCTTTTTTTGTTTACAGAAAAATTAAATCGTATATATTTATTAATAGATTTTAGTTTATCAGTCCCCAGCCTTAATAAGCTGTTGAGTATTCACGGACACAAAGGTATTGGTAACATAGTCATTAACTATTTTAAAATTAAAAAAAAATGTATTACACAACAACTAGCGTGAGCAAGCCGACTGCTCACATTACAAAAAACAAGTCGCGTCTTAAAATCTACAACGGTAACACCGTATTCCTTAACGATAAGGATAATTTTGAATTAGAAATTCACAACCCAACACAAAAATCAATTCTTTGTAAAATAAAACTAAATGGTGAGTATATCTCAACAAGTGGTATTATTGTTAAACCAGGTCAAAGGGTCTTTTTAGAACGTTTCCTTGATTCAAATAACAAGTTTGAGTTCAGTACCTATGAAGTAAACGATACGTCGTTAAACAGAGAGGCAATTGATTTAAATGGGGACGTTAGAATTGAGTTCTATGATGAACAAACAATTAATCAATACCCTCATCTTTCAGGTGGGAATTGGAATACGGGATGGTCAAATATTAATACAGGTTCACCATATTATGGTGATATGACTTTTACTACCAGCTCATCAAATGCAAACATTACTATGACATCGCTTAATAGTAATATTAATACATTTGAAGGTCCGAATATTAGAAATCTTAAATCCAAAAAATCTATTGAAACAGGTAGAGTTGAGAAAGGAGAAAAATCAAAACAAAAATTTACTAATTCGTATGAACAATTTAATTATCACACATCACATCAAGTAAGTTTAAAAATATTACCATTAAGTAATAAAAATAAAACTACAGAAGAGATTAAACACTATTGTACCGAGTGTGGTACGAAGACAAAATCAAAGTATAAGTTTTGTCCAACTTGTGGTAACAAATTATAAGATATAAAAAAAGGGGTTCCGTGAGACCCCTTTTTTATTTTAATGTTCTGAGTGATTTAGATATAAGTTCAGATTCGGTTAATGAGTATAATCCATTCTTATATGCCATTTGAACAGCTCTTATTAACATAAACTTTGCTTGTTCTTCAGTTAACCCATCAATAAGGTTATCTATGTCTTCAGGATTGTATATTG